AAGCAAAGTTGTGACAAGGGGGTTACTTAGGCGACCCAAGGTCGTTTTGGAAGTCGTTCCTTGTTCACCCAAAATTTGGCCATACTTCGCTGACCATCACTATCTCACAGGACACATCAGTAACGCATCACGATGTTGGCTTGGAACATGGCAAGGAGTTCCAGTTGGATTTGCTTCAGTCATTTTCTTCCCCTCAGGAACAATCAAAGAAAAAGCATGGAGAGAACACAGGACAGTGATATTACCTGACTTTCAAGGATTGGGATTAGGAGTTCGTTTATCGGAAGCAGTAGCACAACAATTCACGAAGATCGGTCATCGTTTCTTTTCTAAAACAGCACATCCTCGTTTTGGAGAATATAGAGAGGCACATCCTGAAAAATGGAGACCAACAACACATAACAAACAAAATAGAAAAGATGATTACGAAAAAGAATTAAAAAGATTAGAAGAAGGTAAAACAAAAATAAGAACTTTTGGTGGTTATTCTCAAGAATTAAGAGAAAGACATAAGGAAAGGGTTTGTTACGCACATGAATTTATTGGATAAGAAAATACCCACAGTTGTTATTGGTCCACCAGGCACAGGTAAAACCACTTTTATATTAAATAAAATTGAAGAATATTTATCGAAAGAAATTTCTATTGATGAGGTAGCTTTCTTTTCTTTTTCAAATAAAGCAGTAGACGAGGCCAAACAAAGAGCTTCAGAGAAGTTTAAAGTTCCCATGAGTCATTTAGAACATTTTAGTACAATGCACTCTTTTGCTCTGAGGCAAATGGGTTTAACACGAGAACATATAATGAGTAACAATGATTGGAGGAACATATCAAATGAACTTAGGATTAATATTAACGTTAATAATGATGATGACATATTTTTCAACAACTATGACGACAAATATGTTGATCTTATAGAAAAGTCAAAAAGAAGAGATATTTCGTTAAGGGAGTGTTGGGCTATGTTTGCCAAGGACATAATTTGGCATAAACTAGAATACATAGATAAGGGTCTAAAAGACTACAAAAATTTCGGATATAAGAAGTTTACAGGGGGTACAAATGGATATCTCGTAAAAGATCAAGGGCCAAAAATAGATTTTACAGACCTTATAAAAAACTATGTTGAGGGTAGTTTCTATAAGTCTTTTAAAGTTGTTTTCTTTGATGAGTCTCAAGACATGTCTACTATACAATGGAAAATGGCAGAAAAGATTTGGAGGAACTCTGATAAGTCTTATTTAGCTATGGACCCTAATCAAGCTATATATACTTGGGCAGATGCTGATGTGGGAAAAGCGATTCAAATAAAAGAAGAAGCTGAAGAATTAATTGTTTTAGATCAATCAAAAAGAGTGCCAAGAAAAGTTTGGGAAGTAGTTAATCGTGTAGAAGAACAAATCATTGGTTATGACGATATTAAATGGTCTCCAGCAAATAGAGACGGTGCAGTAGAATTTATAAGGGGTATTTATCATTTAAATATGGATGAGGGTTCTTGGTTAATTATGGGACGAACAAGAACTATTCGTGATGACATGGAAGAAGTTATGAGAAAGAAAAATATTTTTTTTAGGGTAAAATTAAAAGATAATAAATACAGATATTCAGTTAAAACCCAAGAAAGAAATGCTATACTAACTTGGAAAGACTTAATGAGACAGGAGAAGAATGAGGTTCCCATTAGATTAGTAGAAAATTTATACAAGTGTCTAGGAAAAGAATTTGTTTTGAGAGGTAATAAGAAAAAAATATCTGAACAAAGAAAAGCTTTTCCTGATAAGAAATTATCTTTTTTAGAACTCAGAGATGATTTTGGATTACAAGCTGAGTTCGGAACTCCTTGGACAGAAGTAATGACAACAATTAATACAGAAACTGTTGCTTACTTAGAAAATTTAGAGTCTAGAGGAGAAAATTTAGCTTTAGAGCCACGAGTAACTTTATCGACCATACATCAACAAAAAGGTGGAGAAGCTGATAATGTTATCGTGTCTTTAGACATAGGAAAAATGGCGTATGAGGAATATAGGGTCAATCCTATAAGTGAGCACAGACTTTTCTATGTGGCGTTTTCAAGGGCTAAAGAAAACCTTTTTATAATAACACCACAATCAAGAGAGGCTTATAGAATATGAGTAAACAAATTGGTATGTTCAAACCAAAATCTGAATGGGTTCCACCTATGGATTTCCCTAACATTAAAGACGCTGATAAAATTGCAATTGATTTAGAAACTAAAGATCCTAACATCATGGAGAAAGGCCCAGGTTGGGCCACCAATGATGGAGAAATAATTGGAGTTGCCATAGCTGTTGATGGTTGGAAGGGATATTATCCTATTAGACATGAGACAGGATTTAATCACGATTCACGGGTCGTGTTTGATTGGCTAAATGAAATGCTCTCAGGAGAGGGAGAGAAAATAGCTCACAATGCCACCTATGACTTTGGTTGGTTAGAAGCTGAAGGAGTTAAGTGGAATGGTCGTATCATTGATACAATGATCGTTGCTCCTTTGATTAATGAGAATAAATTTAGTTATTCTCTGAACGCAGTTTCTAAAGAATATTTAGCTGAAAGTAAAAGTGAGTTTTTATTAAATGAAACTGCAGCACAATGGGGTGTGAATCCTAAGAGTGAAATGTTTAAAATACCTTCTCAGTATGTAGGAGAATACGCAGAGCAAGACGCTGTTTTGTCTCTAAAATTATGGAACAGATTAAAACCTGAAATATCACAACAAGATTTGGAAACAGTATTTAATTTAGAAACTGATTTGATTCCTATCTTGATGAAGATGAGAAAAAAAGGTGTAAGAGTAGATTTAGAAAAATTAAAGAAAGCAGAAAAGTCTTTTATAAAAAAAGAGAATGAACTTTTAAAATACGTTTTTGGTGAGACTAATTTAAAATGTGATATATGGGCTGCTCGTTCCATTGCTACTATCTTTGATCATTGTAAAATAGATTATCCTAAAACAGATAAAGGTAATCCTTCTTTTACAAAAAACTTTTTAGAGTTTCATCCTCATCCTATTCCAAAAGCAATTGTTCAAGCTAGAAACTTTAACAAAGCACGGACCACGTTCCTCCATACGATAGAAAGATATCAACATAAAGGTAGAATACATGCTAACGTCAATCAGTTACGAACCGAGAACGGTGGTACTTTGACAGGGAGATTTAGTTATTCTAATCCCAACCTTCAACAAATTCCTGCTAAAGATGATGCTAATTCTGATATAAAAATAGGTTCTTTAATCAGAGGTTTATTTTTACCTGAGGAAGGAGAGCAATGGGGTTCTTTCGACTATTCACAACAAGAGCCACGTCTCGTTAGTCACTATGCTAATATAGTTAAATTGGAGGGGGCTGAAAAAATCGTTAAAGCTTATAATGAAGATAAAACCACAGACTTTCATACAATCATGGCTGAGATAGGAAATATACCTCGTAAAAGCGCTAAAACGATAAATTTAGGACTATTTTATGGCATGGGTGTGGGTAAGTTATCCGATCAATTAGGAATTGATCCTGAGGAGGGTAAATCGTTAATTAAACAATACAATGAAAGAGTTCCTTTTGTAAGACAATTAGCTGATGCAGTTTCTGATCATGCTCAAAAAAAAGGTGCAGTTAAAACTTTTTTAGGTAGAAGATGTCGTTTTGAGTTATGGGAGCCTAAGGCATTTGGTTCTTATAGGGCTTATCCTTTAGACAGAGCTAAGGAAGAATATGGAGAATATACTCCTTTGAAAAGGTCAGGGACGTATAAGGCTCTTAATAGATTGATACAAGGATCAGCAGCAGATCAAACAAAAAAAGCCATGGTCAATCTTTACAAAGAAGGCATAATACCAATGATTCAGATTCATGATGAATTGGCCATAAGCTTTAACGGAGATAAAGAAATGCAAGAAAAAATAGTAAATGTAATGGAAAATTCAATTGAAATGAGTGTTCCATCTAAAGTAGACGTAGCAACAGGAAATAATTGGGGGGAAGCAAAATGAATTGTTGGCATTGTAATTACGAATTAATTTGGGGTGGTGATCATGATATCGAAGAAGATAATGAAGAATATTGTATTGTGACAAATTTAAGTTGTCCCAATTGTGACAGCTACGTTGAAGTTTATCTTCCTCAAGAAAAAAAGGTAAATTTAAAAGTAATCAAAGGAGAAGAAAATGAGAATAACTTATAATAATGGTGAATTAAACTTGTCTATGACTCATGATGAGGCAGAGCACATATATAAAAACAAAGGCAGAAGTATATCGATGGATATTAGTTGGTTGAAAGTTTTACATGAGGACATATCTAAATGTGTCTTGGCTCATTGGTCAAGAGTTGAGGTGTGGGATGCACTAGAGTCACATCAGAAAACTGTTAATAGCAAATCTAAAAGTAAAAAATAAATGTATGTTCTCTAACTAATAGGAGAACATTATGATTGAATTACTTAAAAAACTAACAAACTTTATTACACTTGAACATGACTCAGACAAAGCTCTCAAAGAATTTTTAAGAGCAGAATATAAAAAAGATTGGGAATCAGCTTACGTTTGGTTTTTAGAAGAAGGTTGTTTGCCTCCTTCCACAAGAAGAAATGACTAAGTATTAGCTACTATTTCAGCTAAATGTTCACATCTATTTGTGGTTTGTTTATGCCACCTAGAGTCTTTCATTTCTTCGGCCGCTTCTTTCCACTTTTTAACTCTCATGTTTTTCCACATTTTGGAGAAGTTTCGAACACCTTGAGTTCCTAGCTGAAAAACCATTTCCACGATTACATGTTCTATATGAGTAGGCAAATCGTGACCAATACATTCTTGTATCAATAAGTCAGCTCCTGCTGCTGCTCTATTTAAATCCAAATCAAATAGCTCATCTATTTCTTCTCTAGAAATTTTCTTTCCCTCAGGAAATCTTTCTCGTTCGTGAGGCTGAATAAGATGGCCTATGCCAATCGTGGCTTTTCCTAAACTATCTAAATATACGTGGTCAACTATTCCTTCCGCAGAAGTGACTCTAGCTTTTAATTCATCTGTAATTTTTATCATTTTGAACCTATACCCCAATGTTCTTCATGTGGGTCTTTTTCTTCCTTTCTTTTAAAAATGT